TTGCTGTTAGTACCACCCGAAACCAGCGGGTGAGCGGTCGAAAACAGAACTTGACCGTCGCCGTAGGTCGGGTTGCCAGTGCCAGTAAAGCCCTTGTTCAGCACATAAGCAGCCTTGACTTGCTTGGTGTAAGCCATACCACGAGCCAGCGCCTTGGTGTAACGCGACGACAGCGAGTCGTACAGGTTATCTTCCATAGCTTCTTCGGTAATCGAGAAGCCCATAGCGATGGTTTCGTGGGTGTAGCGAGCGGTCCAAGCTTCTTGTGCGTTGTCATACGCAATCGCGGCACCTTCAGACTTGACCGGAGCAGAACCGAAACCGGACAGCTTGGTTTCTTCTTCGAAGCTACGTTCCGACGATTCGGTGTCGTAGATTTCTTTGTGCTCTTCGCCGTAGCGCTTGTACTCCATACCGAACAGGGCATTCAAGCCCGGCAGGAGTTCCTTAAGTAGTTGTGAGCGGGAAATTGCCATGATTTAGCTCCTTAGACGCCAAGCGAGTTAGTGTACGAATGCACACCAACGTTGAACTTGACGATGATGTCCGGATACGAGTCCAAGGCAGATTCAGCAACCACGTCAACGATACGCATAGCGAGCGTCGCAGTAGAAGCAAGCGAACCGCCGTTAGCGCCAACAACGAGGTTGACACCCGACAGACCGGTAGTAGCGTTACCAGCACTGAAGTTACCCAGCGCAGCGTTCTTGCCAACAGCACCAGCGGGACCATTGGTCAGCGAGCCGAAAGCAGCCGAACCTTGGATTTGGAACAGTTGGTCCGGGTCATCACATACGCGGATGACCACGTTGGTGTAACCGCCAGTGATGGCGTTTGCCGGAAGAGTCTGCGAGTACACAACGTACTTGAGGTTGGGGTCCACGTAGCTAACGCCAACGCAAACACCGACGATACCAGCAGTTGCATCAGCCGACGTAGCCGGAATCTTGATAGCAGTGGGGGTCGAGGTAAGCGCTTGCGGGTTGCCAGCGGAGGTAAGTTGGATAACGTCACCAGTGAAGAAAGCAGCCGAGTTGTTAGTCGAAAGCTTGAATTCACGAATGACGCCACCGTTGAAAGCCTGACCACCGATTAGATTAATCGGCTTCAGACCATACGGGCTAGAAGTAGCGGCCATTGTAAGTCTCCAAAGTTTTAAGAACCTTTACCGAAAGTAACCTTTGTCTTGCGTTCTGCGAACAGAGGCATACGGGGGTCATTTTCGCGCATGAAGTTATTATCGACGGACTTGATTTGGGCCTCAGCCTGCTCGTTATAGTAAGCGTTGCGGTCCTCAACAAATTCGACGGGGGCTTTGCAAAGCATAAGACCACCGATAACAACGTTATCCTTAAAGCGCTCATTCTCGCCTGCGGCAACGAAGATTTCGGGGTGGTCAGCGGCCTTGACAGGTTCCCAACCTTCACGAAGTTTAGAGGAAACATTCATGGGGTCAGCTTCGCCACGAGTAGATACGCGCACCCAGTGATAAGTGTAGCCCTCTTGGGGCTTAGGACTCGGAAGCAACTCGGGGGGTGCCCAATTACGCTTACGTTCCGCACTTGCGCGGGTGGAAAGTTCTCGGTCCAGTCTGTTCTCAGCCATTTTTGTTCCTCTGCAATTTAGCAACCTCTAGGGCGTATTTTTCAAGCGGAATGTTGTACTTCTTCGCATAGTTGACCTGAAGTTCAGTCAGCTTGATTTTCTTCGGGGCAGTGCTGCGTGTAGCAGGTGCCACCACGTTTGCTCGGCGTTGTTTTGCCGGTTGTACTTCTGCTTGTTGTTCTTCCTCCAGTTCAAACCGGTCTGGGAACAATTCGCGCATACGAGTGTTGATAATCTCGTAGTATTTGTCGGACCTAGGGTCCACCTGCTCTTTAACTAGCTTGTTATGCAACCCCAGCGCATAACTAGTCATTTCGTCGTCCGAGCCAAACCAAGAGTTATTTTCAGCCCATGCTTTAGCTTTTTCGTCCACCGGTGCTGGGGCGGGTTGTGAAATATTTACATTAACTTCTTCTTCCTGTAAAGCGGGAATTTCTACCGACGCTAGCTTGTCAATTTTTAGCTTTGCGGTAGTTAAATACTCCTGTGCATTGACTAATGCTTCAGTATCCCCAGCGTCGTATGCTTCTTTGTACTTGCGTTTAGCCCAAGCTAACTCACCAGCAGCGGTCTTCTTTGCTTGTTCCAGAAGTTCTTGCTGGCTTTTGTTTACATTCTGCTTAAGCTTTTGGTTCTCTTGTACAAGATGTTGAGTAACACGTTCTAGCTCTTGTCGTTCCCGAAGCGCTTGTTCCTTTGCACGTCGTTCGTCGTGGTACCCCTTGCTGAAGTGTTGTAGGCGCTTACGCACCTTTTCCGAATACGAATCAAGTTCGTCCTCGGTTACTTCTTCCGGGGGTTCAGAAACCTTGCGGTTTTTATCTTCGGGGGGAGTATCGTCTACAACTTCGACCTGAATACTGTCGTCGTCTCCAATATCCGCAGATAGCTCTTCTGATTCTTTAGCTTGCTTGCTTTGAATCTCATTCCCAGTGTCTCCGTCCTCATCTGGGAACTGAAATTCTGTCTTATCCATACCTGCCATTTAAATCTCCTTACGCACGAGTTACGCCTCGGGGGTCGCTGACAACAGCTTCGATACTGTCGTCGTTCATAAGCCGATACTCCACCCCATTGAATCGGAAGCGAGTGCCGGTATTGGCGCGGAACATGACATAGTCCCCCACCTTGCACCAAGGGCCATTCGGAAAACGGTCTTTGTCGCTATAGGCTTCGTTGCCCATATCAAGCACAAGCCCAACTACGGTCAAGATTTTCTCTTCGTAGACAGTCCTGTCGGCCTTGATGATGCCGCTATCAAAAGTTTCTTCTACTTGCGGTAAAGCAATTAGTAGACGATACCCAACGGGTCGTGGAAGTTGAGCTTCTACTTCTTCGTCTGTCAGCGGCAATACTTCTGCATTTTCAGTCATCGTTATCTTCATCCAAGAATTTACGCGAAAGGTCATTTACTTCTCGTAATGCGTGCTCTAGACCTCGAATCAAGCCGCACAGCTCCCGATACTCTGGGTAGTCTTTTGCGCTTCCAGAGGCTAAAGCCTCGGAAACAGAATCAATTTTTTCTCGGATTGCTTCATTAAGTACATCAAATACGGTCTTTGCCATTTATCAGCCTTGATTGTTCTGGTTGTTTTTAGCTGCTTCGCGTTGCGACAACATCTTTAGTGCTTCCATCTTGTTGCGGTCTTTGGCTTGCTGCTCCTGAGACTTGCCGCGCCCGGCTTCTTTAAGCATGTCCATATTCATGCGCTTTTCTTCCAGCTTCATTTTCTCGGCGGCGAGGGCAGCGTCTGCTTGGTCCTTCGTAGCCTTGCGCTGTACTTCTTGTGCCTTGATTTGAACTTCTTGCTGCTGAAGCTGGAATACAGGGTCTGCGGCTTGTTGTTGCGCCTGCTGTGCAGCCGCCTTCTGCTGGTTCATCTGAGTAAGTTCTTGGCCTGCCTTGGCGACCAATTGCGACAGGAGAACTTCCATTTCTTCCGGCATCTCTTCGTTCGGAGCATTCAGCGGTGCGCCCAGACGTTCTTCAATCTGCTTGCGATAGTTAAAGCCAAGATGCTCTGCGATATGCGCTTGCAAAGAGGCCATAATCTGCTGCGCCTGCGGGTTCTGCCCCATAGTCTGAGCAATCGTCGGGTCTTGCATAAACGACATATGGGTAGTGATATGCGCGTCGTGGTCTTGGTAGATAAACGCTTTGAGGGGTTTCCCGATAAGGGCATTTATGTTTTCCGAGACCGGGTCAGTCGGCTTGGCATCTTCCGCCGTAGGCACAAGCTTCTCTGCGTTCTTAATCCCCAAAACTTCAATCATTTGGCGGTGTAGCTGCGGTAGGTCGTAAATCTGCGGGTTTTGTTGTGCCATCTGCATAACTGCTTGATACTGCACAACTTTCTGCGCCATCGTGCTGGAGTTGGGGTCCGACACAGGAATAACATCGACCATCCCATAGTCTTGCTTACGAGCGCGGGGAGCACCCCGTTCGGGAATGTACTCGTAGTCTTCCGGTGCGTACTCAGCGATGATTTCTTTTAGGAGCTTGAACTCTGCCTTCATCGCGTAGTGAACCCGCGACATAACTGCAGCCATCGGCTTCAATGTACGTTCCAGCAAAGCAAGGGTGGTACCGACAGGCGCTTGAGCGCTCATGTCAGAGATGTTCATGTCACTGATTGCACCGAGCCTGCGGCCCTCGTCGGTGATTTGATTCAGCAGGGACAACAGGACTTGGCTCGGCTCCTTGTACGGGAGCGTCATGATGTTGTCTCTGATACCGCCGCTGGGAACATCCACATCGCGGAACTCGCCCGGACCAATCGGAGTGTCGTCGCCCTTGATACGCAGACCACGCGACTTCAGACCACCCGGCAGGTTAGACAGAGTGCCTGCATCCACAAGCTGACGAATCAGTGACGTACCCGCGCGAGCGTAGCCGCCGATAATGTGGATGAGACCAAGACCATAGAACCCAAACCCCGGCACGTAAACGTAGTGCACGAAGTGGTTGCGCTTGAGCATCAGCGAGTCATCGGGGGTCCAGTTGCGGCGGATAGCCAGCACGTTCTGGGTGCTGCGCTCAATAGTTACTACGTAAGGCTTGGCAATCTCAATGTCGCCTTCTTCCTCGTCTACGCCTTCAATCACCAAGTCAGCGTGGATTTCATACAGCGTGTAGCGGTCATCGTCAGTAAGTTCGTA